CTTTAGTTGCTCTTCGATGGCCCTATCCAGTTCTCCACGGTAGGACGCAATGGCTGTCCGCAATTGCAAGACCACGTCCCGCTGTTTTTCATAGGCATCGTTGGCTAATCCGGCTGCCCGTGCCGATTCGTTATTCAACACATCAGCACCACCCCCAGCGACATTGCCAGAGGAAGACGCTTGCGGTTTAGCGGCTTCGATATTCGCTCTTTCCCGCGCATCCCGAAGCTTATTCAGCACTTCCACCTGCTTTTCCAGTTCCGACGATATTTTGGCGATTTCATCTACTTGCCCCTTCACGACGGCCTGAGCGATGAGTGCTTGGCTATATTCATTTACCCTGCTGGATAACGTCTTTAAAGAATCTGCCTCCAGGGTGAGGTCGCCGAAATAGGCTTTGTTCGTTTCCCGTAATTGATCCAGTGCATTCTTTCGTTCCTGGTAGGTCTTGTTTGTATCCTGTACTGCAGCAGCCAGCGCCCGGACGCGGTCTATGTTCCCTTCTTCGCTTCCCGTTTCACTTAACGTTATGTCACCGGCGGCCTTCAGATTCAAAAGCGTCTCTTTCAGTTTCTTAGCCTCTTCCTCCGCCTTCTTTTCGGCGTCTGTTTGTTTGGTTAGTACTTCGTATAAGCCATAAAGAGCGGCTGCGCCAATGGTCACAGCCGGGCCGAGTAGCGAGAAGTTGGAGGCGAGACTGCGTAGTGAGAAGCCTTGTCCAGTTATGATCCTTCCCATATCGATGAAGGCGATGCGCAATTGTCCGGTGGAAAGACCCAGATTATCGATGCCGGTTCTGGCACTGTTGGCCGCAGGGGTGATTTCCGACAGCGAGGACGCCAGACCTCCGCCAGCGGATGCAGGAAGGGTATTTAGGGATGCCTTCAGTTCTTTGACCCGATTATTGGTCTGCTGCCAGGCATCCTCCAGCTTTGAAATATCTTGACCTTTGGACACAGCCACGTCAATGGCGCGACCGAGTAGGTTCAACTCTTTTTCTGCATCCGATAATGATTCAGATACGGCTTTCATGCCCTGCATGGCAGCGCTTACATCGGCTCCTACTTCTATGTTAAGTGCTGCGTTGCCCATACGTGCCCTTTTTGTATTCCTCCATTATTTTTTGCAGTCTCGCCGCCTCGTCGGTCTCGTTCACTTGGCTTTCATCATCAAAAGGCAGTGGCCAGAATTGTTGAATTGACGGAAAAGGTTTGTTCGTATCTCGGTTGCAGGAGGCGAACGTGTAACAGATGGCCCTGGTTTGCTGCAGTTCGTTTACCATCCGTCTCGTATATCCCTCCCGGATTAGAACATATTCCCGCCAGGTCAATCGATAGTATTCTCCTGGGGAGTGACCGAGTTCTCCGATAACGAAGGACTCAATGTCGTCCCAGTCGATCTTTTTTTTTCCTCTTCTTCCTTGGCGTTTTTCAGCCGCTCGGAAACCTTTTTCACAACGCGGCTATCATTGAAGGCTTTAATAGCGGCTATAATAGCCTCCTTCCCTTCGCTTTCCAGCGTATAGTCTTCCTCTACCAACTCGCAAAAATCTTCGAGCCTGAATTTCTCGGGCTCTTCCCGAATAAGACAGGCATTCTTGTAACCAGCATAGAGGATAACGGCAATCCCGTGATCGGAATACACCTCCCCGGACGTAAGAGCGGTTGTAAGAGATGCCTCCATATAATGCCGTATGGCCGGCAAGCCGAACTTCAGCCGGACCTCCTGGCCCTGGATGGTAATAATCGCGATGCCGTTCATTACAGCGGAGTTGTGCTCGGGACGCCTTGGCCGGAGAGCGTGAATGTAAATTTCACCACGTCCACCGTAGCGAATGTCTCTTGGGTGGCTGTAACGTAGCAATTGCCGTTAATCGATACGACAGATCCCATGCTACCGCCGGCACCGCTGGTCTGCGGATATTGCGCACGGAACATGAGTTTTGTCTTGGCGATCTGCCATGCCTGCATGTCTTTGATCGTTACCTGGTTGGTAGTCGGCTGCGTTTCGCATACACCTTGCCCGGAAGGCGTGAATTTTACCGCACCCAGGCCGATGGCGACGCCGCAGAAGGTTTCTGTTTCTGTGACCGTTGTCTGTAACGGCACGTTGTAGGTTTCCAGGCAGACAATGTCTTTCCAGGAAACACCGTTGTCGGCCGACAATTGAAGGGAGACTAAAGAACCCTGAATCGTGTTCATTTCTATGAGTTTAAAGAAGAAAAAGCGAATTCGTCTTTAAACCTCATATTCTGTGAGAGATGGTAGCGGCGGGACTTATGTCAAAAGTAAGTAAAAAACATATGCGTTGGTAGTTGCATCGAAATTAGGAAGGAGAATTTTGAAACCGCCATCGGACAAGGGCTGCCACTGCGTTCCCTCTGTGAGAAATCCTACTCCATTGAGATAAAGCGTAATTTTCCGATTCTTAAATGCCGCATTGGCGTAATCGGTCGCGTTGGCGAAGTCCGGAGATGTGATGGGGTTCTGAAAGGGTTGGGCCGGAGCCGGGATACCCGAAGGTGAACCCGTTTGTCGAACATGCTGTTTAAAGGTCAGCAACCGCCGCACGACAGTATTGGACCCGTTGAACATGGCCGGCATATACCGGTCGTCGGTGATCTCGACACAATTAATTTGCGTTCCGGGAGGGGAGGCTAATCCTGTGACGTTCGGGGCCGGGAGCACCAGCTGGAAAATCTGCCCCGCCACGCCGTCCAATACCTCTTTATTCACCCGGGATTGGGCTTTGTAAACAATGTCCAGGGTGATCTTCTCAATGCTGTCGAAGGATTGGAAGGTCCCCGCATTGACACCGTCCTGATTGCTCATTATGATATAAACTGCAGAATTATCTCCCAGGTTCTTAACGTCATCAACCACCGGCACAGGATTGCTGTTATACAACACCTGTGCGAACAGCAGGTCGAAATAAGCCTTACGGACGGGTTGTTTGACGTCGATCATATGGATTGATTCTGTGCAAGGAAAAATTGATCATCCACCGGGTCTATATGCTGGTACGAGCCGGTTAATGGGTTATAATACCGCATCTGCATACCCCACTCCGAAACAGCCTTACCCTGGAATGTCTCTGTGAATTTTACAGGGAATTTAACCGCCAGCATGCGGAGGCTCGATAATCGACATAGATAAATCTTTCCGGCCTCCAATTCATTAACTTTTAACATATCATATATCGTTTAATACTTTTTCAACATTGCTTACAATAATGGGCGCTATCCGATTTGCTGCAGGGAAAAAGAACGGGCGCGGTTCAATACCCTTGGTCATAATGCTGATATAGATCGGATACCATAACTTTTGATCGATTCCCTGCCGCTGGCACCAGGCAAATATCGCCTCTTTCGCAGTTAGCCCAGTAGGCGATGAAGCTCCATTCCCCCTGAATTGGGCGGCATATTCTTCCAGCCCTGGAGGTATCTGCACCTGTTGACGTGTCCCGAACTCCACGAAGGCTGAATAATCCGCCGCGCTGATGACGTTGTAATGCAGGTTGTCGACCGTCTCAACTGAGATCATATTGCGCAAAAATCCCTGATCCCCGGGCGCCCGCTGTTTGGCTTCGGCTGCTATCGCGTTCGCGCCATCTTTAAGCTCCATCCCCACAGCCTTCGGTAGGTTGTCGGCGGCATTCTTCAGCCGCGCCTGCAGTTCCGCCATTCCTTTTATGACCGGTGCGTTCATTGAAACAGGTTTAGCGTGAACTCATACCAGTGGTTGATCTGATCAATCTTTTCCCAGTTGGTAATCCGATATTGTTGGCCGCCAATTACCCAGATACTATCCTCGTTGATGATGATGCCCTGTTGAAACCGGCAGGTCCAGTAAAAAGCCTTGTTTTGAACCACCTGTCCCTGTTCGATGCTTTTCTTACCGGATTGCTGGCGGAGCTTCCCCCGGCAGGTCAGTACATCCGTATAGCTATCCGATACGCCGCCGGAGGTATTCGCTACGGGCGTATTGTTCCGTAATATTCCGGTCTGCCGCATTTCTCCTATGGATATATTGATGGGCATTAGATGGAAGTTAGACGGCGGTATTTGTTGGCTAATATGCGAGAGGATTGGCATATGCCCACCTCTGTAAAGGCGGTGGCCCGGATCGCCCCTTCATCGCCCCTGTTTTCATACCGGTACAGGATTTCATTCAGGATCGCCAACCGGAGAGGTGCCGGCAGTGTGCCGTATCCCGTCCGGTAAACTATCGTATTGTTCGTGAAGTTGTTGAGGATTTTGATAGTCTTGAAATCGGTCCCGTAGACGTAGTAATCCGAATTGAGTGTCAGCGCTTCCACCGTCACGCCGTCGCTATCGACGGTGGTTACGGCGTCTATATCGGACACTGGTCCATAGGGCAATTCAAAGTCATTGAAGTTCTGCCGCACCTGGTAGGGCTGGGCGTAGATGCTCTTTAAGGACTCCTGCGCCTCTATTCCCAGCGTGATGACCTTTGGAACGAGCGAGATGTGACAATAATCCTCTATCACCGTTCTGGCTGCCGTAATCAGCGAGGTCAGCAGTGCATCGTCGTCGGTAAAGTCTACCCGGCAATGCGCTTTTACTTCGTCCAGCGTCACGGGTTCTGTCCCGGCATAGGACTCAACGATATGAACGTCTTTGAAGCTGTTTAGTATGCTCATTTTGTGCGATAAACGCCAAAAGAGCCTCATATTCGAGTGTGGGATCTAATTCGCGTGACCGTTTGCGACACGCTTCGCTCTTGCTAAGGTAATATTTTTTCTGGTCCAATTTTCGGATTGCTTTTACCCATGCCTCAATATTATCCCGACCCGTCACCCGGGGGTAGTATTTATCCTTCTCGGTAATGATCTCCGGCGGATTGCCTACGTATATTCCCGTGTCGCCGCAGTTCTCTTTGAGCCCTGGCGTAGGTGTGCAGACAACCGGGATACCGTTGCACATGGCTTCGGTCGCCGTCATGCCCCAGCTCTCATATTCCGATGGCATGATCAGGACACGCGTTTGCTCGTAGATCGGCAGGATATTGGGTGTATTGTCCATAAAATGGACATTGGGTAGTTCCTGGATGATCTGCGGGTCATACGAGCCTTTTACCGCCAGGAATTGCTTGTCGGGCATGGCTCGGGCTATCTCCCAGAATATCCGCCCCCCTTTGTTCTCGTTCAGCGAGATCAGGGTAATATACTTGTTGTCAATTGGGTTTTTGCCCAGGTCGTATTTCCGGTAATCCACCGGCGGATGAAGGACAATGCTCGGCTGCGGATATTCCAGCGTTTGCCGGGCATGCTCCGCGTTGTAGATGATATTGATCGGCCTGCTGGGATCGGTCGCGCATTGATACCGGTGCGTATTATGCACGATGAAATAGCAGGGCTTTTTGAATACACTGGCCAGCTGCATGGTCCAGGGTGTAAACTCCAGATGCGTAAATACCTGATCCGCCCATATAAAGAATTCTTCCAGGTTCCGCGTCCGCGGAAAGACCTCTACGCCTTCGTAGTCGTAGGGCTTCTTGATGCCATGCTGATCTGCCTGGTGGAGCAATACGCGGCATTTATGGCCTCGGCTAATCAGGAATTTGGCGAGATTGTGGACGTAGTACTCCCCTCCGCAGTTATGGGCAGGCGGATATAAATGCAGAGAAAAAAGAAACTTCATATCACTATCGAATTTTCTGGATAAACATCTTTGCTCATCTCCTTATGCCCGCTCCCCCAAGAAGGCCCAAACCAGTTTGCCGGACATACCACTTTCTTTCCCTCCTGATCCCCCAGTATAGCGGCCATCAGCGAGAACGAGCTATTCCCGATAATAAAATGCTTGCAGGCTTTCATCAGCCGGAAGTCATCTATATAAGTCCTGCCCTCAGACAGGTACATATACCCCAATCCTTTCAGCATTTCGAAGGCTGCTTTGGGTTCATCGGAGAATACTTTGAACGGTTGATCCTTGGGGAACTGCCTGATAGCCTCCCTATAGTATTCCAGGCCCAGGCGAGGGTGATAATGGTTATCGTAGTCGCCCAGGCGGACATGAATGGCGCAATCTTCGTTTCTGGTTGCCTCGTATCTTAAATGGAAGTAATGTCGGATCAGTGGCAGGCAGTGCGCGAAGTATTTCTCACTCTGCATATGGCCGGATAGACTTACATTATCGGGGACGTGCAAATGCGGATGCCAGCCCCAGGGAATAGGGAAATCACGAAATTGTAGATCCGTGCCCGGCAGGGGATGAAGGAAATATTTTTGCAGTTCCACGTCCTCGATAGACCCGAATCGTTCTTTATGGTCGTGGTTGACCCAGCGAGGGAAGGCATAGGCATAGCCGTTCTTCGTCGCTATACCAATGGTGCTGGCGATCTGAAATAGTTGGTTGGCAAATCTGCCATAGCGGCCCAAAGGCCCGTAAGTAATCATGCGATGCGTTTTACGGCATCGGCGTTGGTCTCATATTCAATTTGTCAGCCATGCGCGGCTGAAATACTCCTCTGCATTCACCATACCATCCCCCATGATCTCCGGGAATAGGTCGCGGTATTTGTTCAGCATAAAGATGCAATTCCCGTGGTGACACAGGAGGAAATAGCCTTTCTGAATGCCCAGCTGCACCATGCTGGAATAGCTGCTTCCCTGCTTACCGGGGGTCATGAAAACGCCCGGCGGTTTGGAGCTATTCACCTCAATCACCACTACATCGGCGATTCCCTGGTAGGCATTCCAAACGTTGTAATCGTCGTTATCTATGTCGATGGATAGCAGGTTCAGCCTTTGCGGGACCAGCGTATTGACATTATCCGGAGTGACGGGGCCGAAATAAAGCCTCACACCTCGCAGACTGATCGTGTTGTCGATTAGGCTTTTGGCATGTTCCGGACTGGCTTCGAGTAATAAGACCGTCCAGCAATTTTCCAGCAGCAGGCGCGTATTGCTGCAGAACTTGCCATCATGGGCCCCGAATTCGCAGCATGCGCCTTTGTCGATCTTCAGACGGCGGAAAACCTCGGCCAATATACCGTCTTCGCCGGTTTGGCTGAAGGTATTGGAGGCGTATTTTTCGTGGAAGGTTCTCATACCCTGCTTATAGTTTTTATTTGATATATACCCACCATGTAGCCTAGAGCTATTAATGATGCCGTTTTTGCTTTTATTACGTCCTCTTTTGCTTTGCCCGCAATATCGTTGTTATCGGAAAAATATATTGCATTGCTCCCGCAGTCTATGATTGCAATTGCATAAAGCTCACAATTATCTTCTGCCGCGCATAAGCTTTTATTTGCATCTTCAACGGATGGATATTCCGTTTCATATAGCTGATTGTACCTTGAGTATATTCCCTTTATCATCATCGATCAATTTTATAATAACAGCTTTCGCAAAACTTTGTCTCACTTAGCTCTGTCTTTGTAAATACGGTCGTTTCCAAGCAATACATATTCCCATAGATCGGATCGTTGCAGGTTTTACAGGGCGTTCCGTCTCCTGGTTGTTGTACCCACTCGGTTTTGATGCCGACGGTAATGCCTTTCTTTTTAGGTCCAGTCATGATTTCGTTTTCGATGGTGATTTAAAAGCATGGGGTATCGATCATCGGGATGTTGTGATTTGAGGAAATGCGCGGTGGTGGTTGGGAACCAATGTAGCTTGTAGCCGTACTTGATTTGCAAACAGCACAAAATCGACTGATCCCATCGATGCTCTTGAAAGGTCGGCACGTTCGGTAGCTTGCTGGGCTCATTGTCAATCATGCCCGGAATAAGGCTCCATCCATACCACTCCCGGATGAATTTACGGGTTTCTGGCGTAACGCGGATGAAAAAGGTGGAGGC